ATAGGAGAGAAGCATAATGTACTTTGCGTAGTCTCTCTTAAATCCCAAACTAAATATAAATATTGATTGGTTAATGGGAAGTTTACTGCACTTGTAGTAATAGAAGCTTGCTCCGATCCTGCGGCACCTGATATAGGAGTTAGGTTTATTAAATCTACATCAGCCAATAATAATTGCATGTCAGTATTAGTGTTTGCATACAATGTACTGCTTGATAAATATTTAAACTTATCTTGAGCACTATCAAAAACAAAATCATCAAACCCCTGCTTTAAAGCTCTCATTGTAATATCAGCACCTATATAAGGGAATACCCCTATCGACCTATTTCCAGTTTGAGATATATATTCAGTAGGAGTTATTAATCCTAAAGAAGCCAAATCATTTACTGATGGTGAAATAGTAGATCCATCATCCCAGTTATAATCAAAATGAATAAATTGACCATCTGTACTTGGGGAACTTAATACAATTCTGATTACCGTTAGTGCTGTTGTTGGAGGGCAGTCTACTGTAATATCATAATCAGCCGAAGCTCCATTTGATGTTACTGGAGTAATTACCATCTCAATATCATTTGGGGTATTTGAAGTTTTATTAACAGTTATAGTTCCACTCGCTGCTGTAATTCCTGAACTAACTGTTACTCCATTCCAAGTAGCGTCTACATTTATTGAACCTGAACTTATAGTGTAAGGTATAGTTATAGATCCTACAGCATCTCCTACATTTACCGTATAAGTTAATACATTGGTTGCATTGTTTTGTGATAATGTTGTTCCACAAGGAGTTCCTACTGCTGGGAATGGAACAGTTTTTAAATTAGTACTTAAAACATATTCATTCATATAAGGGTCATATCCCCCTAATTTTTGTGTTATAAGCTGTTCTGAAAATTGATCTCTAAACCATGATCTCATTCCGTATTGAGATATTATTTGTATTTGATCATTATTAGCTTCTGTACCTCTTAAGTTTACAACAGCCCCTCTTTTAGTGTCTGTAAAAAACATATCAGAACCCCAAGCTGCAAAACTTTCTGGATTAAAGCTAATACCATACTCCTCTATTCTTGCTATCTGAGTTCCTAAAACCTGAGGTACAGAAGCTATTGCTCCGCCTCCTGTAGAATCAGATATAACATTCTTACCTGCTAATACATAAGATATTCTATCTTCTTGCAAAGTAAGAATATCTGTTTCTCTGGAGTACATAAGCTGTATAGGACCAAAAGAAGTCTCGCAATCTTTATAGTTTACTAATCCTAAATTAAATTCATTAAGATTATTAGAGTTAGCAGCTCCACTATAAACCCCACTATAAGTCATGCCTGCAAATCTATTTGCTTCTTTATAGTCTTGATTAGAAACAGCCAATACTCTTTGTCCCATATTAAACGACTTGGTTCCTGGAGAGTCTGTAATTCTAAAACTTTCTACCCCGTTTCCAAATGTATAACAATTTGCAAAAGGCAATGTTACTTCTAAATTGTTAGTAGCATCTTGATCTTTATCGTTTGCACCTCCTGGAGACTGATGGTATCTTAATCCATCTGCAGGGTCTGTGTATATATCCATCATTCGTGAAGCATCATAAAATAAATTAGGATCTACTTCCGCTGGCTCCGTTTCCCATATAATTAATTGACCTCCTCTTAAAACTTCTATTAAAGTACCAACATGCCCTGGTCTTTTGTCTCCCCAAAAACTTGAACATCTTGGTATTCCACATCTATTTCTAAACTGCAAGCCAGGACCTGAAGTATAAACAAATAATCTGGTTTTAAAACAAGCAGCTACAACTGAACCATCATTAGCATAAGGAACCCCTGAGTTTTTATATTGTTGACAGGTCACACCATTACTACTTCCAGTTGTAAAATCAGCACCATCTCCATACCACCATAATAAGAAATTAGGGTAATCTTGAGATGCTTTAAAATCTTGATCAAACCTATAATGCTTTGATGTACAATTACTACCTTTACTTCCTCTCCAGTTATTAATTTTAACTCTAATACTTGATCCTGCTGGTAAATCATAAGGTAAGGTTGCATTTGCTCCTGTAGGAAAGTTTAAAGAATAGTTAAGTGAAAGATTACAACTTGTACTATCAGATTTAGCTGTTCTATTTCCAATTGCAATAACAGCATCATCTGCAATCTCAGTGCTAAACCCCCCTGGTTTTATACACATATATAATCCGGCTGGATTATTGGTATCCTGACATGCATCTACACCTAAATCAGGTGAATCACTACTAAACGCTTTTATTTCTAAAACCTTACACACTACATTGGTGCTTACAGGGCCTATAGTATCCGCCTTAACGACAAGATTCATTCCTTGAGTAACAATATTAGTATTATCTCCCTCTAACTTAAACCAAAATACAGAGGCATCTCTACAATCTGGAAAGTATAAGCTTGAAAAAACAGTAAAATAAGTACCTTCACTTGGCTTCATTACAAATTTATATTTAGAAGCCCAGTAAGGAGGTAAATTAAATAATGTTACCTTACATGTATTTTTATCTCTTGAGTAAATTGGAGGTACATAAATAGTGTTATCATTAGCAACCAATACTGTAGAGGCTCTACCATAATCATCCATGTAAACAATACCTGTTTCATAATCTCTATTACTATGCAAACTATAAGTATCAGCAGTTAAAAGATATCCAACAGTACTACTAAAATCTATAAAACTAAAAAACTCAAACTGCTCACTAACATCTCCAGCAGCAGGAGCGTCTTCAGAATAAAACCTTACTGCAGGACACTGAATAGTAAATCCAGTTGCTGTAGCTGTGTAATTAAAACCTTCCATAGTACATACTGCAGTTGACGCTGGAGCCGCTGTAGAACACGATGTAGTTATAGAGCTATTTATAATCTCCATAGCAGTTCCTGCTGGAGGATTGACATAATTATTAAACTTATCAGTTACCGTACCCCCTTGACCCGAAAGGTCATTAGGAAGTAATGGTTGATAATTACCTATAGCAGTAGTTCCTATAGGTGTCTGAAACTCAGTAGAGTTAACAAGATCACTTACAGAAGCATAAGCTACTGGACAGGTAAAAGTCCAGCTTATATTAAAAGGACTTGGCTGCTGAAAAGAAGGTTTTGAATCAGGACCGTAAGCCTGTGGATTACCACCAGTAACTTGAGCGTTAGGAGCGGACTGCATATTTAGATCAAAAGTCAATGTTAATCCTGCGTTAATTGGTAAGACTAATGCTGATAAATCAAAGGTCATTTGTGAATCAGTAACACTAACAGAAGGAGGCTTCCCTGGTACAGCTTGCTGTCCGATTTGATAATCAATACCATTAGATGCTATAGGAGCATCTAACCCTACACCGCCTATTTCTTCTACTATATGCTCAGTGCTATAATTTATAGGTATTTTTTGACCGTTTTCATTAACAATATCGTAACCGTCTACATAATTTCCATATATCAATCTATTACCTTGAATGGTTTGAGCTTTAGCGATTCTTGGTACATTATCATATTGTCTTAGTAATTCATCTGAACCTAAAGTTGTAAATATTTTACTATTACTAAAAGTTAAATTTTGTTGTATTTCATCAGCCCACCCTAAATCTTTTTTATTGTATCTTTCTATTACATAAATAACATTACTACCACTTTCTTTATAAAGCAAGTCTATTTGGACAACTCTTTTAGATCCTGTAGAAAAACCAATAGTAGCGCCATTAAAACGATTTAACATACCCGCATTATTGTAGGTATCTAAATTAAACCTAAAAGAACCAGGCTGAAAAGCTGGCATACTAAATAAAGACGTAGCACTATAACCACCATCTTGATATCTATATCTGTAAGCAAAACATAAAAATCTTGTTTCCATATAATTTTCATCACCTGGAAAATCTTCTAATGTTACATCAGGAACAGGTAAAGGAGTGTATGTAAGGGTAGAGTCCTCAAATCCTGGAGGTTTTACTATCACACCTATATCTTCTTCACGTATACCGTCAGAACCTGCAGGAACATTTGTAGCTGCTGGATCATCATAATTTCTTTTTACATTTATATATCTTGGAGGGTTTTTATCGTCTGTAAAAAATAATTGATTTTCAATTTTACTTACTCCAGTAACTAAGAATTTAGGATCAAAATTTAAAGTTGTGTTAACATTACCAGGCTCCCCGTCCCACACTGAAACCACATGATAAGTAACTACATTACTATTAGTATTAAACGAAACTACCATATCACACTTTCCTGTAGGAGATGCAGCGTTAGCAGAGTCATGAACAAACCAATATATAGTTTCTTCCATTCCGTCTTCATAAACCCCTATGCAAGAAGTAGATAAAGGATTTAAAGGATTACTGTCGTAAGCTAAAAAAGTTAATTGAGTGTTGCCTTTTGAGTTTTCTACAGCACCTATTTCAGTAGACTCAGTAGAACCTAATCTAACATTTAACGCATCTACATATTCTCCAAGTGGAACTAAGCGCTCATCAACGCTTTTATTCATTTTCCCTGCTATAAAATTTGATCTAATATCTGCCATTCTATTTTATCCATTTATTCTGACCTCTTAAGTTTTGCAAAAGCCTTCCAGGGTGTATATTACTTAATCTTAGTTTAGCGTTTCTTAATAAAGAAGATTTATCTTTTCTTGCTCTATTAACTATATATTCTTGAACTCCAAACTTACTGTTTACGATAGAGTACCTTATATACGCATATATAAACTCTTCAAATAATTTATTAACACTAACCAAAGAATCATCTCCTTTTTCTAATCCATCTGATACGTATTCTAAAACTACAAATTTACCCATCATTCCTGAATTAAAATTAATTACACCTGCTTTTTTATTTATACTAAAAGTAGGATTTACATTTGCAGTTTCTGTATTCATTCCAAATCTACCGCCAACTGCATAGTCAAAATACCAAGTTCCATCTATATTATAACCCAATGAACCATGATAAGGACCTGTACCCATATACATGTTTTTTTGAGTTCCATTTAATCTTTTTATATCAAAGAAAGAATCAGCTGGCTTCAATACATTTCCGTCTATATCAAATAAAATACGACAGTCATTATCCTGCAAATAAGCTCCACTCCAATTAGTCTGAATATTTTCAGTCATAGGGAAAAGCATTCCCCCTTCCATTAAAGAAACTCTTACCCAATTTACATAATCGGGAGGGAGAACAAATCTTAATTCTTCACAAACCTCTAATTCTAATATTTTTATTTCTTTCATCGCATCATAATTCAATTCTTGAATTCCTCTTTTTGCGTGAAATAAAACTTGATATCTATTTATGTTGTTAATAATTTCATGATTACCTTGATACATTAACATAAAATTATTAACTATATTTTCTAAAGTAATATATTGGTACGACCCCCAATTTGCTTCAGATTCAGGACTCGAACCTGGAGGTACTATATTGTTTTCGTAATATTGATAATCTGTAATATATGCCATAATTAAGCTGTTTCTTGGTTATCTAAAGTTTCTTCATCTTGTCCAAATTTATACACCATATCTTCTCTAATTTCAACACCTATGTATTGACAAATTTTAGCAACTAAACTTGGCTCATCAGAATCTGGTAATTCAAACTCTTGAAAATCTGCAGCACCTGGATTAAACTGAGGCTCGCCTCCTGTTAAAAATTGCCAGGTCCATTGAGGATCAGCCGGGTATCTAATGTATTGAGCTTGTATATCTCCCGCATTAAGTATAGTTGTAGGATAAATTGTAACTGTATTTCCTAAAGTTCCAATAGCGGTATTAGAACTTGCTCCACCTAATACATAAGCAGGATAAGTTTTTGTTGGAGCTGTTAGCATAGAACTTGTTAGTAAAAATATTTTATTTTGGTTTACTCTTTCTACTTCTTTAATATCTGTATTTGAATATATAACATAACTATCTCCTACTGCTAAAAATATATCAGCACTTAAAGATAAAGCATTTGCATTTACAACTCCAGTAACAAAAGCTTGTGTTAAAGTTGTAGTGTTAACCACTAAACTCCCAATAGGAGGTGTTGGAGCTGATACAGGTATAGTCGTCCACCCTACTGCAGCAGCATCATCAAGCTGTCCTACTGTTACAGATGTGTTTGTACCCGTAAACAAAGGCTTAGAATAATAAAATAATTTATTTATTAAATAATAATCGTTTGGTAATGCAAAAGTGTTAGCGTTCGTTTGACCTAAAAATACTGAAGCAGAAAAACTATCTATAACTTCTACTATGCCTTTTACGATATTAGCATATCCTGTGCCCGAAACTCTTTGATTTTCTTTAGTTATCCAATTATTATATTGATAGAAATAATCTTCAAACATATCCATTTGTGCTTGTTTAGCATAAAGATTAAAATCTTGAGGAGATATGTATCCGTAGTTATTTTTATTAGCTATTGCTAATACCGTATTTCGTACCTCATTTATTGATGCTGCCATAAACTTTAAATGTTTTCACAAAGATAGTAAAAAAAAAGAGGTCTACTTTTTTTGTAGACCTCTCTTTACTTACCAATATACTTAAGCTAATTAAGCATTTACAATACTCGTTACAGCTTTCGGTAGAGTTATCTCAAAATAAGATTTTTGCCAAGAAGTAGCTAAAGCTGTTTCCTGTGCGTCTAAGATAGCTGTGTAAACATCATGAGCAACTTGTGCCGCAGTTGTTACCGTAGTAGTTGTACCATCAACATAGTCGATTGTAACTGTTGTTGCTGTAGCAGTTGCTGTAGCAAGTGCTTTAACTCCATCAAGGCTGATCAACTGACCAGTGATAGGAGCATTCGTAATTTTAAGAAATTTTACCATTTTATAAAAAGTTTTTAATGGGTTAATAAAGTGCAAATATACATAAAAAAAAACACCCTTTTTAGGGTGTCTCTTTTATTGTGCTTATATTCTTTTATAAACTTTTCTTTAAAAGCTTA